CGGGTCAAGAGCGGACGAAGAGGCCCAGGACGATCTCTTTGTGGAAGAGACATCTGGGAACTTCACTGATCCCATCGACGTTCTATCGGAAGATGCCTCTGATATAGAGGTTTCCGTGGTGGATGATACTCCCGAAGAGGATCGTAATCGGCCTCCGCGAGGGGATGTGGCGGAGGAGGCGGAGGAGGAGGACATCCCAGGCATGTCCGAGCGTGTCAAGTCGCGCATGGATACGCTTCGCTATGAATTTCATAACGAGCGCCGCGACAAGGAAACGGCGCTGCGCGAGAACAATGAGGCCGTCCGCTATGCACAGAACGTGCAGACGGAAAACAAGACGCTCAAGGATCAGTTGTCAAACAGCCGAAGGCTGTTGTACGACCAAGTTTCTGCGAAGAGCGATGTCGAGATTGATGCCGCCAAGCAGAGGTTCAAGGAGGCCTACGAAACCGGCGATGCCGACGCCATTGCCGAAGCGCAGTCGGATGTCTCTCGCCTGCATGCGGAGCGCTCACATTATAATGTGGCTGCGCCCGATGCCTATAATGAACAGCCAGTACAGCAGGAGGTTCTGGATCAACAGCAGAAACAGCATGTGCCGCCTCCGGACCCGAAGGCGGTCGCTTGGTTACAGAAAAACGCTTGGTTTCAAAGACCCGGCTATGAGCAGTTGACGGGCTTTGCCATAGGTGTACACGAACAGCTTGTCCGTAAAGGATATAATCCATTGGTTCATAAGGAATATTATGACATCGTGGATAAGGAACTTAGAGATAGGTTCCCACAGAGTTTTGAGAAGGAAGCACCCTCTGGAAGTGGGCCTCCGACTTCTCGAAAGACCCCGGTGGTCGCCCCCGCAGGTCGCGGCGGGAGAAAGCCGAGCAAAGTGGAGTTATCTTCCTCTCAGGTTCGCCTCGCCAGCAAACTTGGGATAACGCCGGAACAATATGCGGCACAGGTTATGAAGGAGATGGCCAATGGCTGACATAGCGGCAGATGAGCGCACACCAAGAGAAGCCGATTCTCGCGAAGTTGGTGAGAGAGAAAAGCCTTGGGAACCCCCGCAGGTATTACCCGATCCTGCCCCGCAGGATGGGTGGGTTTTCCGCTGGATCAGAACTTCCATCATGGGAAATCAGGACAACGTCAATGCGTCCAAGAGATTCCGTGAAGGTTGGGAGCCTGTGAGGGCGGAGGATCATCCGGAGATGATGATGACCTCTGATAGAGGGAGTGATTATGCCGGGAATATCGAAGTGGGGGGTCTCCTCCTGTGTAAGACGACAGAGGAGAACTTCAAGGCGAGGACAGAGTATTTTTCCAATCTGGCTCGTCAGCAGCACGAATCGGTTAATCATAACTTCATGCGGGAAGATGATCCGCGTATGCCGAAACTTAACGAATCGTCTACGCGGGTAACTTTCGGCGGCGGTGCAAAGCCTCTCTAGGCCTTGACCGTGTGCTTTAACCCTGTCCTTTGGAAGGAGGATACCTAAATGGCTACTACAGCAGCCCCTTATGGTTTCCGTCCTGTTGGTGTTCTCGGCGCTGGTACTTTTTCTGGTGCCACACGGCAATACAAGGTCACCAATAGTTATGGAACCAGCATCTTTTACGGGGATGTCCTCAAAATCGTAGCTGCCGGTACTGTCGAAAAAGACACCGGCACGACGGCGTTGACCCCCGTAGGGATTTTTGTCGGGTGCAGTTACACTGACCCCGGCACCAATCAACCGACATATGCTCAGATGTGGACGGCCAGCACGTCGGCCACCGACATCAAGGCTTATGTGGTTGACGATCCGAATATTGTTTTCCAGGCGCAAGGTGATGAGGCGATTGCCCAAACTGGCCTGGGTAATAATTTTGCGGTTGTTCAAACCGCAGGGTCAACATCGATTGGCACCAGCAAGAACGCTGTCGATGGAAGCTCCCTTGCAACAACCAAGACTTTGCCAGTAAAGCTCATCGGCTTTGTCGATGGTCCAAGCTCGGTCGTTGGCGATACTTACACGGATGTTCTGTGCAAGTTCAACGGCCCTGGCGATGCCACGGGCGACTCTTGTGCTGCGCATCAGCTACAAGATTCAACCGGTATATAGAAAGGAGTTGAGCTATGGCTATATCAAGAGCGCAAATGCTTAAAGAACTCCTGCCGGGGATCAATGCATTGTTCGGTCTGGAGTACGCAAAGTACGAAGGCGAAGATGCAGAAATCTACGAAACGGAATCTTCCGACCGATCTTTTGAAGAAGAGGTTGCGCTGGCCGGTTTCGATGCCGCTCCCGTCAAGAACGAGGGTTCGGCGATTTCGTATGACAATGCGCAGGAGACGTTCACCGCAAGGTATAACCACGAAACGATTGCAATGGGATTTGCGATCACCGAGGAGGCCATGGAGGATAATCTCTATGACAGTCTCAGTGCCCGCTATACCAAGGCACTCGCCCGTGCGATGGCCTACACCAAGCAGACCAAGGCTGCCTTCCCGCTCAATAATGGGCAATCAGGCGGCAGCTATCAGTCTGGCGACGGTGTAACGCTATTCAATACCGCGCATCCACTGGCTTCCGGCGGGACCAATTCCAACACCCCGTCAACAGCCGCTGATCTGAATGAGACTTCCCTGGAGTCTGCGGTCATTCAGATTGCCAAATGGACGGACCAACGGGGTCTTCTGATTGCGGCACGTCCGCGTCGGATCATTGTTCCACCGGACTTGATGTTCGTGACAAGCCGTATTCTGGACAGCGAATTGCGTCCATCGACGGCGGATAACGACATCAATGCCATCAGGAACAATGGCACCATTCCTGAAGGTTATAAGGTAAATCATTACCTGACCGACACGAATGCTTGGTTCATCATCACCGACGTGCCGAATGGCATGAAGCACTTCGAGCGTGCTGCCATGACCACGTCAATGGACGGTGACTTCAATACGGGCAACGTGCGCTACAAGGCTCGCGAGCGTTATTCGTTTGGTGTCAGTGATCCGCTGGGAATCTTCAGTTCTCCTGGCGCGTAATGTTACCGGGAGGGGCGTTTGTGTTTACGCTCCTCCCGTTTTTCTCTGGGAGAAATCAGCCCTAGCGACTGGCCCAGCAGACGCTTACGAAGACTCTAGGGCAAATCCTTTCGTAAGGAGGTAGTTTTATGGGAACGACACGTTTTACCGGCCCGATGATGTACAGCGGTGAGGGCCGCACCGTGGCCAGCGGCACTTGGTTTAAGAACCTGCCGCTGCAACTGAACCCCGATTATGTGGTTCAGTTTGAAGACTTCACCGGCATTGCCGTTGATGGCACGAATGACTGGACCTATTCGCAGCTTACCAGTGGCACCGGAGCTATTCTCGCTGATGCCGTTGGCGGCTGGTATGAGATTGCCGGTACAGGTTCGGATAATACCGGCGCGTCCCTGCAAGGGAACGAGATATGGCAGGCGGAGGCCAGCAAGAAGCTGTACTTTGAGACCCGCATTGTTTCGACAGATGCGGACCAGATGGATATCTTTGTCGTTCTTTGTGAGAATGGCGCCCTGGCAACAGGCGTTCCGTTTGGAACAAACAACCAGATTGGCTTCCTCGTAACGGACGGCGATGGTTCTATCAGTGCCGTCTGTGATAGCGGCGGCACCGAGACCTCTACGGATACGGGCGTTGATTTGGCGGATGGGTCCGTTTCTGGCGGCACCATTTCTGGTGATCGTCGTCTGGGCTTCGTGGTGACCGGTACAGGTAAGGTCGAGTTCTATGTTGACCGGGTCCTGAAGGTTACGACCACGGATAACATTCCCACCTCGCAGCTTGCGACATGGGTTGCTGCGGTTGCTGGCGAAGCCGTTGCCAATAAGGTTGACTGTGATTATCTCTTCACGGCGGCCCAGAGGCAGACTGATGGCATGGTTCAGTACAGCGATCAGGTATAGGTGATCCATGGCTGCACCTAAAAAGGATTCTGCTGCTTCAGCAAATAAGCCTTCTAAGAAAGAAGAACTTCCCCCCGAAGGGAGCGCCGCCTACAAGGCGCTGGTTTTGGCCGGGAAGGTGAAGGCTGGTTCTAAATGAGGGCGGGGGGCATCTCGCCCCCCTCTTTCTTTATAGGAGATTCTCATGGCTGATGCAGTAAGCACAACCACAATTGAAGATGGTGAGCGGCAACTGGTTGTTCAGCTTACCAACCTTTCCGATAGTACCGGTGAGGCAAAGGTCACGAAGATCGATGTTTCTGATTTGGCCACGGATTCAAGCGGTAATTCCTGCAATGAGGTTCGCATTCAGGAAATCTGGGGACAGGTCTATGGCTTTGACGGCGTCCAGCTTTGGTACGATGCGGATACGGATGTCGTCGCACTGAACCTTGGTGTCGGCTGGACATATCAGGATTTCAGCAGCGTGGGCGGAATAAAGATGTATGGGACAAACCCCAATGGGGACATCCTTCTGTCAACCCTGGGCACTGAAGCCAGCGGAGATGCATACGAGATAATGATCAGGGCGGTTAAGTATTACGATTGACCGGTAAATTCTTGTTGAAGGATTTTCGTATGCCGGAACAGTCCGCTCTGATCTGGAATATTATTCTGACCGGTGTAGTCGGTTCGTTCTTTTGGTGGGTTCGCGGTATGTCTCAATCGATCACTGATATCCGGCAACAGATTTCCAATACCAGAG